CGTTCTTTTTACCCATCTTCTTTTTATTTTTATCAAGCCTTGATTGATTGGCTTTTGCTTTTGCCATACCTTCTTTAGTGTATGGATATTTTTTTCCGTCAGATGTTTCAGGCATTATTTGCCTCCCATTGTTTTTAATAGCTTTGGGACTAATACTTTTTCACCATAACGTTTGTAAGATTTAAAAGCTCTTTTTGTTTCTCCTGTTACAGGTTTCCCACCAAAATACCTAAGATAACCAATTTTAAAAAGTCTTTCACCTCTAGTATCCCCCATTGAATATTTACTCATGTTTTAACTCCTAATTTAGCTCTGTTACCAATAGATGCACGACTACCTAACCGAATCCTGTTTTGAGGTTTACTAGGTTCAGCTTTGGGTTTAGAAGCACCCTTGGGAGAAGGTGCTTCTAATTTTCTTTTTTTAACAGCCATTAACGACTATCTGTTGTCATGCTGACAATATCAGCTACGTCAATCGCACTTCCGTCATTTGCATTAACTGTTGCAATACCAAATCCGTTTGAAGCATTGATGAAAATAACATCACCAACATTTACTTCAGATACCATGTCATTAAAGTATCCTGCCGCATCAATCGTATTTAAAGCATCACCACTTGATTTATAATGCCAGATGTGGAAACCGTTTCCTGAATAAGAAACCAGAGATAAATCTGCTTTTACAAACGCCATATTCTACCTCCTAATTCTTCAGTTCACATTCAAACACGCCTTCAGCATCGATCAGGCATGAGTTCATTTGCATTTTGTTTAATACAAAGTAACTGTCCTTATCGTTGTGATATTGCATATTTGAACTAATATCAGCTCCAATGGCATGAGCCACTGCATCTGCATGATAAGCAAAACACTCTTTATGAGTTGTTCCAGCTGCACCTGATCCGTTCAATCCAGTTAGACCAGAATGAGCAAACCACATAAAGCCGAGCCATCTCTTAGCAGTCATGCCTGAAGAAAATGGAAGCTCGCTTGGTGGAACATATTCAGTACGGCTAAACTGATCAAGTTGCATAAGCTGTGACCATTGTTCATGTCCGACTACCACAAAACGTCTGCCATCATCTGGAACTTCATTGTTACCAAATTTTTCCATAAGCTCTAAAGCCCAGGCTATTGTGATACCATTTGAAGTTTCATCATGTGCTGATGATGTTGTTGTCATTTGAGCCAAGATAAGATCATCAGTCTTTCTGCCAAGTGCATAAGCACCTGATTGCTGAGCCACCATCATCTCATCGTGGTTTATTCTAAGTTGATCGAGGTCATCGATCCATTCACCTGCAAAATAATCCTCTAAAGTCACATTTACATTTGTGTGCTCAAGATTCATCGGTGCTACAGAACCATGTCTCGCCTTTGTTGTCGCAAAACCCTTACCGATTTTTTGAAACGTAGTCTTGTTCTTTACTCCATTACGGTTACGAACAGTGTTTCGGAGTTTAGAACCCATACGTTGGTATGCCATGTGGACACCAGACTCAAACTCCTCGATAAAGGAAGTACTAATGGTTGATAAAGCCATTTATATCTCCTAAAAAGTTAAAAGTTACAATTTACTGTCCAGTTGTTCCATCTGCTTCCAACGATGTAGTTGTCCTAATTGTCGACTTCAGGGCTACTATGTTAGCTTCTGGGCTTTCAAGTACCCCTAAAGTGCCATACAAAAATAACGTTGTTAATTCACATTACTATTTCTGCATTTTTGTAATTTGAGCAAAGCCTTGTTGAACTTTGTTGATAAATGCTGGGTCTTTATCTCTCCAGTACTTAGGATCAGCTTGCATGGCTTTAAGATCATTTTTGCTAAGAGTTTCTTGAAAAGCAGTATCTGAAGTCATGTTAAATCTAGGTTGACCATTTAATTCCATTAACTCCTCAAAAAGTTTAACAGTTGCAGCATCTGCTCTAATGTTAGCAAACTTTCCATAAGCTTCTTCAGATAAATTAGTACTTGCCCAAGTATCTACTCGTTCAAGTCGTCTGTCTGCGTGTTCGCCAAGAGCTTCTGATTCTTCATTCCAATCTGGACCTTTTGTGTTGTCCATTGCAATGTACTCATTAACCAAACCATCAAACTCTTGTTGATTAAGACCATAGCCGTGAGCTTTTTCTCTAAACCATCCAAGCATAGGATCAGACTCATCAACGTTCCATTCCATTCCCTCTGGTACATTTACGTTAACATCGTAATCCCCAGGAGACGTAGGAACATCTTTGTCAGCTTCTCCCTTCATTTCTTCAATAACAGAGTTACGAAACTCTTCTTTACGAGTATGAAACTTTCCTTCTAATTCTTTATAGGAATGAGCTAATTGCTCTGGCGTTTCAAACTTTTGAGGAAGCCAATCAGGTCTTGAATCAGCTTGGTTATCGTTAGTCTCTGCCTGATTACTTTCAGGTTGTACATTGCCGTAATTGGTCGCTGTGTCTGTTTGGTATCCTTCTTCACCACTGTCTCTTGTTGTTTGGGAGGTCTGCCCCTCTTCTTGGGTTGCTGTTTGTACTTCATCGCTCATATATACTCCTTATTGATCTGATATTTTTTTACCCAATTCACATCTTGCTTTGATTAAAGCTACTGTCCATCGTTGTCCTTCAAAATGAGATAACTCCTGAGAGCCAGTATTTGCTGCATGGATATTGTTGATTGTTAGGTTTTCTAAGTAATGTAAAAAAGCTTTACCGACACCTGAGCCGAATAAAGCATAAGCTTTTGAATTGAGATCATTCTCAACATCTTTCGTATAGGCTCTACCGTCTACCGAAAGATCAAGTTTCTGTTTTTCCATTAACCACCCATCTGTTGTTGTTGCATTAACTGCATTGCTTGTTGGATGTTCGCTTCAACCTGTTGTCGGTTTGCTAACAGTTCTTCTGAAATGCCAAACTTATCTGCCAAAAACTTTATTACTTTTTCTTGATCGTATAGTGCTGGGGTAATTTCAGGACCGAAAGTTCCTGCAACAGTTTGCTGAAATCTTACAAAATCAGAAACATCCTGTTGATCCTGTGCCCTCAATAAAGGAGAGACAGGAACAATTCTTAACTCTCTACCATCAACCTTCGGAATATCAATTAATCCCTGATCGGTGTAGATCGCTATTATTCTCTGGACAAGTGGTTGCAAAAATTCTTTCTGCATCCGACCTGCTACAGCTCCCATGTCTCTTGCGACATCAGCCAATCTTTCAGACACTTCTGTTGCTGATAGTGGAGTTTTCGCATTTGGTCTTGTGTCCAGTTCATCAATGAATAGAGCCTTTCGGACGTTCCTTCTCATATCTTCGATAACTAGTTGTGCAACATCAAACCTTGAAGGCGACTGCAATGAATCAATATTGGAACCTGGACTCCTCGGGATAAAAGTCCCAGGCTGAATGGTAATGTTGTCAGGGTTAAAAACACCATCATCATCGTAAACGTATGATCCTGCAATCGCCATCTCTGCATTTTCTAAAATTAACTGAACTGTCAGGTTTAAAGTCTTGATTGCTGGCATTGCTTGCAGTAATGGACCTCTTCCCCATACCTCAAAGCCAGACTTAGACCATCTTGTTGTAATCCACGGAACAGAGCCATTTCCTTTGAGTGTTGCTTTATAAAGAACTTCCTTGTCTGTTTCGGACACTAGAAAGTAGGTGTATTCGTCCTTAAAACGATCTGTGGAGTCATAAATGGTAGCTTCCACTATCTTTGTCTTCCTACGAGGGTCTCTACGTTGTACGTCCTTCATAGCTTGATTAAACTTAGCATACGGATATCGGTGTTTTACATCGGTAATGTCACAATCTTCGTTCCAACGAAACCAATCGGTAACTGTGTCCATAGCCCCAGGCAAAATGGCAACATTTGTCGGTGGAACAGACGTAAAATGCAAGTCTCCGACAAAACGACCACTCTCAACCATCAAATTCATTGTTCCAAGACCTAAATCCTGCAAACCTTCGTGTAATTCTGCATTAAAGTTGGAATTTCTCAATCCTTCGTGCAAAAGATCGGTAATTCTTTCCAATTCCTGCATTAATGAGCGAGACTGCATCTCTTTTGGCAGTTCAGGACCAGGAGCGAGTTTAAAAGCTCTACCATTTGGTGGGAAAAAGCCAAGTTGAAGTCTTGAAGCAAATTTAGGCAATCCAGTTACGGCTGTTTCATCATAAATGTTTTCAGTTCTGCGTTGAGCAGCTGATGATTTGTGAAAACTCTCTCTGTGAGGCAAAACATAGTCATAACATTCTTCCCAAAGATCAGCCCAAGACTGCCATCTGCTTTTGGCTTTTTTGAATCTGTCCATAACAAGCTTAAAGTCTTTGTCTTGTTTGTCCCCTCCTGCAGGAGCTGGACTTGCATCACCGTTTACTTCGTCTCTCATATTAATACCTTATTGATCCTGAACCCATTTTTTTAACTTTGCCCTGAAAATTAACACCACCTTCTTCTTCAGACATTAAAGAACGAATACCCCTAAGACCTTGATCTGTAATTCTCTTTTCATTGGCTTCATATGCTTCTTGAGCTTCTTTTTCTTTAGCAAGTCTTGCTTTTTCAGCAGCTTCTGCATCTATTAGCTCTTGTGATTTTTTAGGTGCTCTTCTTGAAAATCCCATTTACTTCTCCGTTAATTGGTTAAAAATGACCTTTCCACCCAGTTTTAGCAATTCACATCGCAACTGGTAGGGTGAAAGGATAAAAAATCCTCTAATTCCGATCAAATGTTTGACAAAACTGACACAATATAAAAATCGAGGATGATAGACTGGTTGTGGTTCAACTTCTATCTGAATACACTCACATTCTGTGATTAGATAATGAATAAGCTCTGTTGCCTGATCGCCAGTTCTTAAGTCAAAATGAAATCTATGCGAAGAACATTCAACATATATCCAAGCATCTAATTTTGCATCATATCG